TAATGAAGCATACCAAGAAGAAGTATTCTTGGAACGTAAGATTTACCCATCAACGAACATTGCCTCTGGTAGTGGTAAGTTTGGTTGGATGGTAGAGTCTAACGGATTCGGCGGTAAGAAGGAATCTTATGTCGAAGTAGCAACGCTCGAATCGATTCAAGCAGCAAAAGTAAAATGTAATGTAACTAGAAACACCAGCGCATTGGTCAGATCTATTGGTAATGTAGACTACTCTCTAGCTTCCCGTATGGAAAGCCGTGAAATTGAGCAGTTGGAAACCTTTGATGATGTACCTTGGGCTAACCCTACCCTGGTTGATCAAGGACAGGTTGACGATATCGTTGTCACAGTACCAACTGTAAGTGCAGAAGATGCAGCTAAATTAGATGCAGATAAAACTCTTGCAGCGTTAAACTCAATGGAAATAAAAAACCTTGAGCGTCTAAGTAATGAAGTTGAAGTAGACCCTGCGGATTTAACCGTAGTAGCTAAACTTACTGGCAAGTTAAGCGATGAAGAGTTAGCTGGTATTTATACCTGTACTCTCATTGAAGCACGTGAATTAACCGACGAGCAACTAGATATTATGTTGCAAGAAGGTAGCGATGACAGTGCTTATGCCTGTCTTGCAGAACTAAATCGTCGTGAAGACGATAGGTTAGAGTTAAGTAAAACATTAGCAGCTAAGGCAGCAGATCTTGTAGCAAAGAATGCAGCCATCAAGAAAGCATCTAGTGAAGCAGCGTTGAAAGTTTCTAATATTATTAGTAACCGTAAACCATACCCAGCAATGCGTACTACTAATTCAGAGCGCTTGTTGTCGATACACCATGACAATGGTAGTCACAAAGATAAACGTACTGCTCTTGCTTACATCAAGCAGGAACTAGCGGATGAAGTAATCACAACAACAACTGAAGAAGTTAAGTCAGTTGCAACAGTCCCTGATGTTAAAGCATCACCTGTTAAAAAGAAAACAGCGACAGTAGCTTCGCCTTTAAGCCACAAGTTTGGGGGTCATGAAACGAAACGGTTAATGTCTGTCACTGAGTTAGTTGATAAATCTCTTGAAGCTTTATGGTCACAAGAGTTAGTTGAAAGTGCTTGGCGGGTAACTGCTGATCACTCTGAAGCACTGACAATGTTTCGTAATGTTCCACCGAAAGCTATGGATAAGTTCAAAGCTTTTGTAGGTAAACTAAACCCATTCAATCAAACTGAGTATGTGTTTGATACTGAAGAAAGTTTAGAGAAAACACTTGGCTCTATGGAAATCTTCCAACCATCTAACGATGTGAGTGCCAGTGAAGAACAACTTGGGTTAGAGCGTTGGTTATCCCTTCGAGCTAATGAAGTAGGGGCTAGTCCTCTATCACCAATTGAAAGTGTACATCAAGTAGCTATTGTTTCTCGTATTAACAAAGCACTGAACAACAATCGTCGACGTGAGTTATTGTTAACACACGAACTGTGTGGTGTCGACATTGAAGCTGCACCTAAGGTTAACACTGAAGTGTATGCTGTAGGTACTGTGTTGCAAGAGCGGTTGACTAAGCCAGTCAAACGTCCACCAGTATCGTTAGAAAAAGTTAAACCAGCTGCACCCATTGCAGTTGAGCCATTGGCAAACAGTAGCCTTAGCTATACCAAGGTGGCTGATATGTTAGACTTGCGGGGCGAACGTGCTGCACAAGAGCAAGTCGTATGGCGGCAGAAGTTAGGTAATGCTTTCAAGAGCAAGTCTCTTGATAAGGTGTCTGAGTTATTCAAGGAGCATAAGTTAAGTGCTTCGGGGATCTTGGTGCCCGCCTTCTGCTAAGGCACTGTGTGGTAGTGCATAACATTATACCACTACCGCACATGTACCCTGATATAAGGTACTAAAATTATATCAACTGTAGCAGAGTAACACCGTGTCATTGAAGGTTGGATTCCTTCTCCCCGCTATATACCAAGAGCATGATCACGATATAGCATAGAGTATCGCAGCGGTACATTGTAAGAGAGACACAGGACTACGTGAGAGGATATCATCTCATGCTAAGTAACCTGACCATCATACTCCTTATGTACCAATGCGACTCAGAATGAAGTGATCTAGGTGCTGGGCTTGCTATAGGTGACACACACACAATTGTAAGACTGAAAGCTGCCAAAGACTGTGGTAAATCTAAGATAATGTAAACACCAAAGGTACATAGATGCTCTTTACTGTTAGGATGCCTTTCATTAGGGTAGACTTTCGCATAGGAAACGCTTGAATAAAACAAACAATATAGTAGTACACAGTTGCCTGAGTCAAGAGGCACACGGCTTGACAAGAGGACTCATCCTCCTCAGCATAACGGCTCCCTATCAGATCGTAACTCTGATGCGAAAGCGGCTAGAAAATTTGAGGATTAGTTATGCACAAGAGTTCCGTACCAACTTACTGGAGTATATGCAGGTTCGAATCCTGCCAAGGGCCTTACAACCCCATGCTTATAGGCAAGTAACTCACCCAATAAAGGTAAGCCCTGGATCTTGAAACGACCCTAACGGAACCGCACTGTTGTAAGAAACTCTAGTGGATACTAAAAAGTTTCTTTGAAGATGGGCTACATTCCCAATCCTTCCAGAGGGCTATAACATCTGGCAGTATTGAAACACTGTATAAGTATGAGTACTTATAAACTTGAGGATGCGAAGTATAATAAGCAAACCTAGTCTACAGGTACTGTGTAGAATAAGCTGGAAGTTAATCAGCGGCCTCCAGATAAGGGGTGATACCATAGTAATATCGTCAAGTCTTATTGAAAGATAAGAGGAAGTCTCGTTATGTCGATGAGGAGAGGGGTGTACTATGGTAGGTAATACAATATGCAACAACGGTTTGAAGTACTGGGGGTTGTCCCTGCTCACTATAAAATGTAGTGGTTGAGTAGTCGGTGAAGTTCGATGCAACATAATACTTACTGAGAGTGTGTCTTGATCTTAGTCCAATGAGGATTGAACGATGGGATACGGGTTGCCACTGATGAAGGAAAGGTATTGTAGGTTCGAGTCCTACCGGACAACGCAGAGGAAGGGTGATAGTACCATAGGGATTGGTCAATCTAATGTCGCTTAGCTCCACAGGAAGTCGTCGAGTCCCGATATAAATGAATCGACACAAACGTAAAGAAGAGTAGTATTGCTCATGCTAGTAGTAGGTAGCAGAAGATGCACTAACATCAAGGTCAGGGTGCTGTCATGTATCTAACTATTGACCTTGATGATCTAACTAATTATTACGAAGGTGTGTACATTATGAGAATTCGTTACGTAAAAACAAATGGAGAAGGTCTGATCAAGCAAGTCAAAGGCTTGTTATACTACCGCAATGTTCACTTTCTTACATCAGATGTTCGTAAGTCTGAGGAGAAGATGAATGCTTTAGTAACAGAGTTTATCCGAGAGTATGAGAAAAGAGAACATCACCTACAAGTTGTAGAGGATGCAAAGAAAGCAATCAAGAATAGTCCAAGCGCTTTGTTAAACACTTCTGAAGATACCACTGAGACACTAGGGTTCTTCAAGTGGCTGAAGACTTTCCATTTCCACCGCCTCTATCCTAAACAGGATAATCTTTGGGAGCCTGTAGCTAAAGTGCTAAAGACTTCTAAGAGTGTCAAGGCTTCAGTGATCGATGCTAAGCCAAGCGTTACAGTTGTTGCGACACAGTCTCTTGTTCCTAGAACAATGAACAGTAATCGTAACAACAAGAACAACCGTAACAATCAACACAACTAATACAAGACTCATATAGTTTTGTGTTACGTATCAACAAACAGTATGTGTAGTTAACAATCACAATCCATCTCAAGACAATATGCCTGTTGCCAAGTCTTATGTGTCTATGTAATCAGTTGGGTGTAAGTGTTTGTGGTTCTGTGTATTGCACATGCTTGTTTGTTTTCTAGATAGACTTAGGTATGTGAATGTCTAGGTGTATCTACAAAACAAACAAACATATCTTAGGAGATATACAAATGAAAAACATAATGAATAAAGTTTGGGCTGGTATAAAGCTCATAGCTAAATGGATAACATGTCCTATATGGGGACCGTTCTACGGTATCTATGTGGGTTGTCGTTGGGTATGGAGAAAGGTGAGAGGTAAGTCGAACGACAACCCAACCACCGATGTCTCTGAAGAAGTGTCTGATAAAGTGTACGGTAGAGAAGCATCGTTCGTTTTTACTACTTCCCGTAAGGCTGCCAATGATATGGAGGATGATTCTGAGCCTGAGGTTGAGAGCTTAGCTCCTATTGTAAGTAATATGGTTGAGGCTGTTAGAATTTCTAACATCCATGACGCATGTCGAACCTTATCGAATGAAGATGATCTTGATGATTGCATTGTTATATATGACCCTGAGGGGGTTGTATTTAGCTACTTGAAGCATTCCTCTGGTGAATTCCCTATGCACCTCTCGTTTAGTAAGATTGATTTGGACGTAAACCAAGACTACAGCACACCTTATAAGTATGATTGTCAATTCATCTACATAGAGTTAGATTGTATTGACATCGACGACACTACTAGTGATCTATTGTCATACCTACGATATAATGCAGAGATTGATGTTGAGTATCTAGGGATCATCTACCAAAATGACAACCACTTAGACATAGAGGAGTACTGATTATGTTTAGTAAATTCCTAGTTAAAGCAATTAGAAAGATACTATACTATGGTACTCTGTTCTTCTTAGTGGTGGCTGTCTATAAGATAGTTAGATGGCTTGCAGTTAACGTGTTGTACGAACTGGGTAGACTAATAACCTACCCAATATGGTGGCCTTTCTGGAAGATGTTTGGCTGGAAGTATCCTGAGAAGGTAAGAGAGTTAGCGATACGTCGGTATTTTACTGACACTCGTAGCAGACCATCTGATATAACTATTGCTTGTATGTCTGATGAGTACTACTCACTTAGCACTAACGATAAGCGTCAAATTATGGCTAAGCTTTTAGGTGTAGTTGACTCACGTACAGTTAAAAGAATTGTACGTAAGTTGAAGCCTGGTACTTGTATCTCGTTCCTAACTGTATTCCCTAGAGCGGGTAATACTTATGAATATATAAGTAAAGAGTTTGAAGTCTATCGTAGAACCCCTTCAGGAGCAGAGATTACTGAGACCTATGGTAACTTGTGGGAAGATTATATTAAAGGGTCTAGTAAATTAGACTTGGATAAAGTGATCAGACCTATGGGTGAATCTATATCTAAAACACTTGGTGGGTTTTTCCTAGTTCTTGAATTAATTGATGATGAAGATAATGGAGGTATCATCCACGACGTACTAGACAACTGTGTAGTAGGTTGGTCTAGCTTGGATATATTTACAGGTAAGACTTGGTCAACATTCTTCTTAATACCTGTCGGTCTTTATTATAGTTCACATGATTCACATAGAATATGTGAGGATATTCTTGACAAGATCCATGAGAATGTACCTAAGCATTGTACTATTAAATACTCTTACTCTGGTGAGACTAAACACCTTAAAGGTGCTGTTAGTTTACCTAAGATAGAGGACCCCTCAGACAGTATGTCTAGGGGGGTTAGATGGTAAGTCTTGAGAAGGTTAAGCGGGTACCGGATAAACCCAAATCAATTTCCCAGAGAGATCCTAAGAAGGATATCCAAATCTTTTTAAAATATATAGGTGTATTCATTATGAAACGTACAACAGAAGTTGCAGCGATAGCTGCTATAGTAATCCTTCTACCAATGACAGGTATGGCAGAAGACAATCGATTCACTCAGCAATATAAAGATGATGTTGCTGCTGAGTCACAAGAAGCAGGGCAACCTCTCTACCAAGAGGAGAAGCAAGGGTTCTTTAGTAAGTCTTGGAACACTCTTACCCACACTGGTAAACGTGTAGTTAACTCTGCAAAGGGTGCGCTTGATCCTGATGAGCGTAACAAAGAGCTACGTGCTAAGGTTGATCTACTTAACATTGAGATTAAGAATCTCCGTGAACAAAAGATGATCACCCGTATTCAAGATACAGTTGAGTGGGAACATGCAACAGCTTGTATCCCTATGATCACTCGTATCATTGAACGTGCTGAGCCTTTACCAACTAACACCATCACTGATGCAACAGCAGCAGCAGCGGCTACAACTAACTGAGAGGTACAACACAATGGCACAACAAAAGCAAGCAGCATCAGGTCAAGGACGTCAAAAGTCATCAGCTTCTAATGGTGGTGGTGGTAATCGACGTGCTCCCTCTAAAGCTAGCGCAGCTAATACTATCTTAGCGTATGTTCACTTAGCATTAGGTGGTGCATTCATTGCATCATTCTTTGAGATTGATAACATCCTTCAAGGAATACTTGGGGGTATCACTCGTATGCTGAACTTCAGTGATGCATGGGTAGCTCAGGCTGACAGTTATATCATTGCAACATTCTTCTTTGTCGGAGTCTTTGCATGGTTGTACGTTTACACTAACATCACCAAGCGCTCTTAGCGTAAGTGTGGAGAATAAAACTGATGGAAAAAACAACACCCCTATCTGACATAGCTCACAGCTTGTCTATACCAACCCTGCCTGCAATAGTGGGCTTAGCTTCTGGAATGGTATTCCCTCTCTTTGGATTGGGTGCCAACCTATTCCCTGCAACTTGGTTGATCTCTGACCTGCAGATGTTACCAGAGAATGCTGGCATCTTGTCAGTGCTGTTCTACTCCATGATTACTTATCTGGTTGTTACTTATGGTGTGTTTAAAAACTTCATGCCTAACAATCACTCTGATGATTGGACATACATCTCAAGAGTATCGTCCCACTGCTTCAGTAAAGGTAGATCATATGCCACTACAGTGTCGTATGTTTACAAGGAGTTAGATAAAGGTGGCCACACCTACAACAAGAAGGATGTCAACAACGAGGTAGAGGCTTATCTCTATCAACGTGGTTGGTTAGTTCTATTGAAGGATCGTGGACCAGCTTAAGCGTTTATGCTTATCCAAGGGCATCCAGTATACATCAGGGTGTCCTTTAGTAAACATAACCGATGGAGATCAAGATCATGAAAATTGATTCCAAACAATTCTCATATATGAGAGAGGCGTTCAAGAAGGAAGAACGTCTGTTAATGGTTCAGGCAATAGCACTATGTAAGTTGGCTGACCTAGATGTGGATAAAACTTTTGACACCGCATCGAATATAATAAAGCGTAAGGATAACGCTGAAGCAGTAAGTGACACTGAAGAAAGCTAGTGGTAGGTGCAGCTGTGGTGAGTAGTATATCTATTCTTTGTAAGCTCACCATCTGAATGTAAGACACCTTAAGCTATGTAGTAAGTAAGTGTAAAGGTAATACCCCATAGCAATCGCTAAGAGCAACATGGCTTACAACCTAGAGACAACTTAGGCACTGAGAGTTATGGAAGTAGGAGGTTAGTCTTAAGCTTGAGACTAAGTAACTTATAGGTACACAGGATCATGCAGTCAGTCCAACACTGTGTGGTATTATAGCCTTCTATAGTAAAGCAATGCAATCACAACTAACCAAAACTAACCTTAGGAAATAGTAACATGACCACAAATAAAGTAAGCACTCCACGTAAGACCAAAGCACCACGTAGTAATAAGAAGAAGCGACACACAACGCAGTCAGCATCCCTCATAGGTAAACGGATACAGAGACGTAAGTTGCGAAAGAGTGTCGATACTTGCGTCTCCTGCTATGAGGAACGTCTAAGCGCATCTGTATTGGTAGCCAAAGGATTTACACTCCCGTCTACTACAATACCATGTCCTCCTCAAGTTACTGACGACTACCCGATTAGTTCAGGTAAGCTTAAGTCTAGCGCTAGTCAACGTAAAAGAAAGCGAGCTAAGATACTTCGCAGTGTACGTATATTAAACTGCACTGGAGCACCTACTCGTATCAACATGAAGCGGTATAATTCCGTAACTGGATTACCGAACCCTGTTGGTTCTAGCAATACCAAAACTCAACAAGCATTGCCTGTCAAGATTCATATGGCTTACGACGATTACTTAGCCGAGGTAGTGTCACCAACTCTTGCTGGGGTAAGGAACCCAGAAGATCCAGTAACAATTGTTCGAGCTAAACCTGGTCGTATTGAAAGACGACTTATTAAACGTGCTATCCTAGCCATTGAAAAGGCTGAGCGAGTAGCTGCCCGTAGAGAAAAGAGAGGTAAGACTATTGAATAACTTTACAACAGTAGTAGTATGAAATAAACGTGAGAAGCTTAGCGATGCTTGCCATCTAGCTGAGTACGTCAATGATCTTAATACGGCAAGCTTTAATGAGACAGACTGGTCGTTAGTAGATGACTTGGGCAACAGGATGATTACAGATGCAGTCCTGTCGAATGAATTAGAACACAGAGTAAAACTTTCTTTAACCAATAATGTGACCTACTAGCTTCTTACTATTGTGTATTGGTACACAGTATACAACAGTTAGGAGTTAGTAGGTTGTCTTTAGGATACAATACTATGTTTAAAAGTATGCGTTATCTTTGGATGTTTACATACACATTAGCCGATGTATTATTCACACCATTCAGATGGTTGTGGGCTGCCCTAAAGTTCCTGATGTATTTAGCAGGGGCTGCAGTAGTGGCGTCAGTGTGTTACGTAGCATTCAGTTTGTACCAAGGGGTTGCTATCAACAGCATCCTTGCAAGTACGACATCCCTACTACTCGGCTTAATTTCTTAGCTTTGTAGATAGAGAGAGGTGAATCACTATGGAAACTTTAACCGTAGATGAGTTCAGAAAACAATTTTTAGATGAAACATTAAACTTCCTTAACAGTTTCAAGATGACCGAGAAGCAATCAAGTGCAGAGTCTTGGGATCAAGATCGAGATAAGTTTATGGCAGATAGTGGATTTAACCCTGAGAGTTTCAGTCACATTGTATTCAGTCAATCCAATACTAAAGTCACAACACCAAATGTAACTGACCAATCAGGCTCTGATGGTACTGCTGTAGATGATGATCTCCCTTGGACTACCTCGGATAATGTTTAAGGTGTATAGTGCGTTTCATCCAAGCGAGTATAGTAGAATATGGAATGGTACACAATGTTATCCCATAAAGTTTACCCCTAGCAACTTGTGCTGACACATCTCACAAGCACAGTACATACACAACCACTGCATTATGTAACCAACCCAATGTTATATCCTGTCTGGTGTCTATGTATATCCAAGTACAAAGCAAACGTTAGAGGTAATATATGGGACCAACGTTTACAGATTATTTATTAAGCATGAAATTAGCAGGTTGTATATTGATACCTATGTTCTTAGCTTTTGTTGAGGCACAGCGTAGATTAGACGACCCATCATTAATACCACTAGGTTCTAAAGAATGGATAACCTATGTGAAAAGTTTAGGTATAGGATACTAAAGTTATGAACTTCATGATAGATTCTGTTTTAAATCTATTCAAAGTAATAAAGTGTATAATGTCTACGATACTTCGTATTGTGGATTTAGTAATAGATAAGGCAGAAGATTTTGTAGGTGAGCCTGAAGGAAAAGAGCTCAAAGAAATTAAAGAGTATTCGTTTAAAGGTATTAGAATATTCGCAAAGCTAAGTGCATTGATCCCTGGATTTCCTATGGGTCTCATTCCGTTGTACGCTTTCTGGTCAACGTATGCCTCAGCTTCAGTGCCGTTACCTCTATGAGACGGACGTAAAGCAGCGTAGAGCGCTGTAAGATTATCATACATGCTAGACTATATCCTATTGTTTAAAATCGAATGACAGCGATTACAGTGCGGTTAGATGCATATCGGCACAGGTACTTCCCACCTTAATACGACAACACGTATATCTCCTAAGGTTGGTGGGGAGTATCTGTCCCTATGTGTATCTTCCCGTACCTACTACTTGCGAGAGTGGTATATAGGAAATTTTATTAGCAGCAAGTATCATGTTGGAGATTACAATATGAAGATGTATGATATGAATCAATTTCAAAAGTGGGCTGAAGCAGAGTTCGCTAAGTACCATATGCACTTTAAGTCTATGGAAATGACAACACAGTTAGTGACGTTAGAAGACGGAGAAACTTTAGCGATACTACCTGGTCTAAAAATTATTGCTAAGACTGACGAGGAGATAATCCAAGAAGTTACCAGTCGTAGTGGCACTGTACTAGTTACAGCCCCTACTGTTAGCAAGAGTGAAGAATAACTTTCCCACACCCTGATTGAACTAATTTTAATTGGGGTGTCTAAAATCTAGTAAGTAAGTTCTATACTACCAAGTACTCAAGTATAAAAGGTTAGAGTATTAATAAGAAGTCGAGTCTCTTATGGTGAATATAAAGCATGTCTTAATATATAATACTATTCAAGATGATCCAAAGGATATGAGATACTATGTATAACAATAGATATAAGGGGAAGCCAAGTGGTAAACTTGTCGAACATATACGATGTACGAATTGTCCGAGCAGTGATGCTATGGCTGTTCACGAACAAAGTGGGACTAGCCCTGTTAAGCACAATGCATGGTGTTGGTCATGCAGCACATACGAACCCAATCCACCGGGATTCCTAGGAATGTCTAAAGATAGACGGCACGAGCCCAAGAACCTAGGACAAGGACAGGAGGATAGTATGCAATCCCACTCATCATTACGAAACTCAGCTCCACCATCTTACATTGGAGCTGGGACTATTTTAAATAGTAGTAAAGGTAACATCACCCCCGATGATACTTCAGTAACAACTTCCACTCAACCTACTCTGACAAAGAGTACCCCAACTAACCAGGACATTCTGTCCGAATTCAACACATACCCCATTAGAGCAATACCCGATAGAGGACTTTCACTTAGAACATGTGAGAGATATGGCGTGAGAGTTAGCCTAAGCCCACGTGACGGCACTACAATACTCAGTCATATGTACCCCTATCATAAGAAAGGAATCCTCACAGGATACAATCAACGCGTTGTAGAGACTAAGAACTTCTTCGCTAAAGGTGATCGTAAAGGCGTAGGTCTTTTTGGATCTCATCTACCCAAGGCTGGTAAGACTTTGTACATCACTGAAGGTGAGTTAGATGCTATGTCTTTGTACCAAGTACTGTGGGAATCATCTACACTGGACGACTTCAACCCTAGTGTTGTGTCTCTAGCTCATGGTGCTGCTAGTGCAGTACGTGATATCACTGAAGACTTTGAGTTCGTAGATTCTTTTGAGAAGATCGTACTTGTGTTTGACCAAGATGAACCTGGTCAGGCTGCTATCAAAGATGTATGTACCTTACTTGCGGGTAAAGTATTTATAGCTAAGCTCAGTGAGAAAGATCCTAACGACATGTTGTTAGCTGGTAAGGCTAATGAAATGAAGTGGGAAGTATTGAAGCATGCTAAGCCTTACATGCCTGACAATATTTTAAACTATGCAGATGCGTACAATAGATTCAAAGACTCACGTAACCAAGAGTCCTTCCCTTTCCCTGAAACTTATACAGGGTTGAATGAGAAGACATATGGTGTACGTAAGGGAGATCTAGTAGTAGTAACATCTGGTACTGGTATGGGTAAGACCCAAGTACTACGTGAATTCAAATACCATTACTTCAATACAACTGATTGGCTTATGGCTGACATTGCATTGGAAGAAGATATAGGTGAGAGTATGTCAGGTATGATGGCACTCCACTTAAACAAACGTATCTCTCTACCTGACGTACATGTTACTGATGAGGAGACTGACTCTGCGTTTGATCATCTCTACAGTACAAGACGTTGGGATGGCTATGACTTCTTTGGTGGACTGGATGATGACACACTGTTCAGTAAGATAAGATGGATGGCAGCTACAGGTAAGTCTGTTATATGGCTTGACCATTTGTCAATCATCATATCAGAGTTTGCTGATCAAGGTGATGAACGACAACGTATAGATATGATCATGACTAAGCTGGCACGTATGTGTAAAGAGCTAGACATTATCATCTTTCTAGTTGTACACTTAAAGAAAACAAGTACAGGCACTTCTTTCGAAGAAGGCGCTACCCCCTCACTCGATGACCTCCGAGGATCTGGTACCCTCAAACAATTGCCAATGACTATCTTGGCACTATCCCGAAACCAGCAGCATGATGATTCTTATTGTGCTAACACTTCCAAACTTACAGTATTAAAATGTAGATTCACTGGCCGTACTGGTACAGCTGACTACCTTCACTTCGATGCAACTACAGGGCGTATGAATGTCGTACCTGAACCTGCTAACTATACCAAGAAGAAGCCTAGCTCTTTTGGTGGAGACTATTAATATGACACTATTCAGATATAGTACTGACGTATACTTACTTACGTCTGCTATCATTCACCCAGATAACAAAGAAACCAATAGAGAAATCATTGCCGTACATGTCGATGAGTCTGAGGCAATGCTAGCAAAAGAGCAATACGAACATACTTACGCCAGACACCCTGGTAGTGATGGGTCTACTAAGTTTGATGTTATTAATACTAGCCTACTGGTAAGTAAGGAGTGGCTAGAGGAAATGGAGGATATCATTTGGCCAACGTAACCCACCACCTCGACTGCCCCTCCTGTGGGATGTTCTCACCCAGTTCATCTAAATGTATTAGATGTGGTACGGAACTAACCACCCTGCAAGATGTCATAGATAATATAGATGACACCCACCATTTCGACGAAGCTGTATCTGATGGAGACTTCGACGACATTATCCTTTAACCTATATAAGGATTACCCTCCCAATGAATAACTCCCAATATGACGATGAAGATGATCAAGATAGTAAGAAGCTACGTAAGATAAAAGCACTAAGACCTCTCTGCCCTTATGGTAGTACAGGTAAACATGCTTGGATAGTCTACAGCAGTCGAGGTATACAACGATGCCACGACTGTAAATACACGGAGCCCTTAGTCTATGTCGGTCAATAACACTAAGAGAAAGATTGTAATGGACATGGAGGCCAACAATCTATACCCAGCAGTTACAGTACTTCATTGTGCTGTAGCTACTGACCTAGTCACCAGTGAATCTTTCCAGTTTAGACCTGAGCAAATGATCAACGGAGAGTTCACTGACTTCCTGGATAGTTGTGATTTCATAGCATGCCATAATGGTATTGGCTTTGACTTCCCAGCTATCGAGAAAGTCCTTGGGTGGAAACCAACTGACCCTTCTTACCTGTTCGATACCCTAGTCTTTTCACGGACACTTAGTCCTGACAGACTCCCTCCCTTTGGTGCCAGATTCCCACACAGTGTTGAGTCTTGGGGCCGTAGGTTTGGTATCAAGAAACCTGAGTACGAACAGTGGGAAACTTACGACGAAGAAATGATGCATCGTTGTTCAGAAGATACACGTATCCAGACCATGATGTTTAAAGTCTTGTGTCAAGAAGCTGGATTCGATATCAAGCATATAGATCCTCGTAACCCTGATGGCTACCGTAAAGGTGAACCTAACTGGGCAGAGAGTCTATACAACGAACACAGATCTAGTACAATAATGTTTGCTCAAGAGATGAACGGATGTTCTTTTGATTTTGAAAGAGCACTTGAGTTTATAAAAACATTGAACGATTTCTCAGATGAGAAGTCAGAGTACATACTACGTAACATACCAATATCATACAAACAGTATGGTGTCAGTGTCTCAGCCCCATTTAAGATGAATGGAGATTATAAGAAGATGACAACAGATTGGTACGAGGATGAGGTACACCTAGTTGGTGGCCCATTCAGTCGTATCCAAGAGTGTATTCTTAATCTCAACTCAGCTAAGCAATTAAAGGATTGGCTGTATACAGTAGGATGGGTACCTGATGAATGGAACTACAAGAAAAATAAAGCTGGTAAGCTTGAGAAAGATGAAGATGGTAATCTAATAAAGACATCACCCAAGATAACACAGTCAAGTCTTGATAGGATAGACGGTCATCTAGGTGAGTGTATTAGTTTACGTAACAAAGCTAACCACAAACGGAATCAGTTACAAGGATTCTGTGATCGTACTAACAAACAAACACTCCGGATACCAGCAGGTGCTAACCCACAAGGTACACCAACTGCCCGGATGAAACACCGTAACGTAGCTAACGTACCTAAGGCAAGTTCTTTTGAGAATAAGAAAGATAAGAATGACCCACGTAATGGTAGCTTGTTATGGTTCCCTGAAAAGCAAGATCCCTTCTTCGGTACTGAGATGCGGTCAGTCTTCAAGGCTGCTGACAATAAAGTACTGGTTGGTCGAGATGCAGCTGGCTTAGAGTTCAGATGCTTTGCTCACTATGTCGGTGATGAAGAGCTTATCGATGTAATACTTAACCAAGATATACACACATACAATCAGCTTAAAGCTGGCCTACCTACCCGATCTATTGCAAAGACATTCATCTTAACAAATGCTAGGATGACTTGGGTGTAAGCCCTCGACTAAAACCCATTGAATTCAGGGGAAGTCTAGAACAGACAATCCTGAGCTAAGCAAGGAATCTATACCATATGTACCTCATCGATCATAATAAATTAAAAAAGGACCAAATCAAAGACCCATTACGTTGGCCTCAAGGTAAGTTCAAAAAGAAACCTTGTCGTAACTGTGGTGATATCTTTCAACCACACAGTCCTTCTGAACTTTATTGTGACGATAAGTGTAAGTCTGATGGAATAACCACAGCATATCTATTAAGAACATACGGTATAACATTAATCGATTACAAAAACATGATAGAAGAGCAGGAAGGTCTTTGTAAGATCTGCCGAACGGAAGGATGGACAATGGCCAAACACCACAAGATTAAACTTGTAGTAGATCATTGTCACGCTTCTGGGAAAGTAAGAGGACTTCTTTGTCATAACTGTAACCGTGCTCTTGGCCTACTTAAAGATAATGAAGATTATTTAGAAAGGGCTAAGGATTACTTGAAAGTGCAACGACTATCCGAAAGGAGTACACCTAAGCAGGTGGAAGCGGTGGGCCCCCAGTAATGGGGTGATGATATAGTCTACTCTATATGGGGACATATAGCAGTTCGTAAGAGAACGAGGTGAGTGGTTGCGTACTCATCTGAATATAAAGGATGCATTCCTGTTCGGTGCTGGTAATAAGAAGCTTGGTTCTATTGTAATGCCAAACGGTACAGAAGAACAACAGAAAGCTGCTGGTGCTGCTGCTAAGGAGAACTTCCTTAAAGCTATACCTAAACTAGAACAACTCATTAAGCAAGTACAGAAAGCCAGTAAGCGTGGTTGGTTACGAGGTCTTGATGGTCGTTGTATGTTTATGCGTAAAGGTGAGGATGGTCGTATCCAAGCTAACAAAGCACTTAACGTACTATGTCAAGGAGCTGGTGCTGTCATCATGACCCGTGCTAGAATCTGGGTATGGGATGAGATAGAGAAGCGTGGCTGGATAGATAGTGGTAAAGCTATTAAAGTTCTTGATTACCACGATGAAGAAACATGGGAATGTGATGCTGATATTGCGGAACAAGTAGCAGATTTACTTGTCCAAAGTATAGTGGAAGCAGGACTACATTTCAACCTTAAGATACCACTGGATGCTGAAGCACAGATAGGGCAGACATGGGCTGAGATACATTAATAGATTGGAGATACTTATGGAATCAATATATGTTTTAGAAACATTTGATAAATCGGGAAATTACTACGATATTGCATTAGATTTGGCATACCCGACACTAGGTCTTGCAGAAGAAGCTGTAAGAGCTATTAAAGAAATCTCTTCAGAAGAAGCTGAAGGGTATCGTTTTTCGGATAACTATAATTGGGAAGAGACTATCATTACTGAGATACATCTTCATGATAAAGTTGATAGAGATAAACTAAGAGTATCACTTCCTATACTTTAAACTAATATTGGAGATAATCTAATGACAACAACAACAACGATTTACCAACTAGAGTTATATAGTTTTGATATTGGTAGTTATGTACCATATGAAGACTTAACCTATGCAACCTTAGAGTTAGCACAACAAGCTGTATCTTACCTTGAGAAGGGTCGAGAAGGTAAGGATACATCTAACCTAGGTGATTGGGCTACTAAAGATATTTTTATTCGAGAAAGTACAATCAATACCGAACTAGATACAGATTACCTAGATACATTTTTAGTTGAAAATTAATATTGAACTTATATAAAATTATATTGACTAACATTACACAATAAATAAACATACAGAGAGAGACAAACAAATGATTAAATTAAATAAAGGTGGTTCTTCAAGTGAGCGTTTAGCAGATGGTAACTACTTCGGTCGTTTGATCGGTATCGTAGACTTAGATCATCAACCTGAATTCCAGTACGGTGCTACAGCAGAAGACGTTATTGCAGCAGGTTATAAGCTACAGTTCATTTATGAAATCCCTACTGAGTTTGATTCAGAAGGTCGTCCTTTCCAACTACTTGAAGAAGTAAACAACAAGGAAGGTGATAAGGCTAAGCTTACTATCCGTATGAAAGCTATTGATCCAAGCGGTAACATCACCTCTGGTCATAAGAACGTAGTAGGTTTACTAGATGCACCAGTTAACTTGCAAGTAGGTTCTACAGCTAAGGGTCGTCAGAAGGTTGCTAACGTTTCATCAGTACCTAATGGTGTTACAATTGAACCTGCAGTATCTACACCGTACGTATTCTCTTTTGATACACCAAACATGGAAGCTTACGACATCATGCCTAAGTTCCTTCAAGAGAAACTACACAAGTCTACTAACTTTAAAGACAGCCCTCTTCACTTAGAACTTCTTAAGGTAGGTATTGATCCTCTAAATCAAGATGCCTCAACCAATTACTAGTAGGTAATATGGAAGTGGTGTCAACGGTAACAACCTTACCACCACCATCCTATCTCTCTGAGTACATAAGAGTCACTGGTAGCCAAGCATTACGTGGGATTGATAACGATAATAGCTTGGTACCAGATGAGGCTAAAGAGGCGGAGGCATTAGAGGATGACCTCCTTGCCCCTTACAAGTTAAATAGGCATACACCTAATCGGTACAATTACTTTCACCATAGTGCTGAGATGTATGAACATTTCTCTAAGCTGAGTAAGATTCAAAGAGAGTTAGATTTAAAGTTAAGTCATGAGATAGCAGATCCCTTAAGTTATATGGGAACATATGCAGACCACACAGTGAGGTTCAAATAGTATTATGATTAGTTCATATGAAGAAGCAGCAAGACACTTAGAAGAGGTTGCAGGGGAAACACGTTTTGGTAAGAACGAAGTAATAGTAATCCTCACTCAGTCTAAGGATACTGGGGTGATTGATGCTCATCAGTTTGTAACCTCAGATGAGGTACGTGATATCTTCCCTATGATCGGGGCTCTTACTACAGTAACCCACACACTGACTACTGGATGTATTGCAAGTCAAGAGGAAGTTTAATATGTTGGCACTGATAGATGCAGATGTTTTACTGTACCAGATGGGTGCTTTATCAGACAATGAAGGGCATCCTCTAGCATGGAACCTGGTTAAGATGAGAGTAGATGAACGTATCTATGACATTATGACAGGTGCTGAGTGTGACGATTACAAACTGTTCCTTACAGGTAAGTCTAACTTCCGTATAAAAGAAGCCACTATCCTACCTTACAAAGGTAATAGGGTTTCTGAGAAGCCTTACTGGCATTCTGATATCAAGAAGTACTTCATGGAAAGTAATAAACACAAAGGTAAGGTAGTGTTCAGTGAGTACTATGAGGCTGATGATGCTATGAGTATTGCTTTGAAAGATTCAATGGTTGATGCTTACGAACGTTACCAGTCAATAATCAAAGATGATCCTGTTGAAGAAGATATCATAGGTAGCTTCTCAGAGAATATATCTTGGCTATGTGAGTCTGTCCTTTGTTCTATAGATAAAGATCTCAACATGTGTCCAGGTAAGCACAGTAACTGGCACAAGAAGAATAAGGAAGGTAATACTTCTACCAACTACATTGTGTCAGAAACAGACGGTCGTAAGTTCTTTTTCCAGCAGCTCCTCACAGGCGATATGACGGACAATATCAAGGGACTCTATAAGGTAGGTCCAGTGAATGCTAAAAAGCTCTTAGGAGACGTTACAGAGCCTGTGAAGCTATACTCCATAGTGCAAGAGCAGTATGAGAAAAGGTTTGGATCTTACTGGAAGATGTTCATGCATGAGAATGCAAGACTTCTCTGGATGTTAGAGACAGAAGATGATGATGTTCGTGTGTGGTTAGAAGAATTACACAACCAAATGTTAGATGAAGTAGTAGCCACTAAAGAAACTGAAGAGGTATTTTAAATATGGATATGGAAACATTACAGTTAATTATGGAAGCAGGACCTAACGCAGTAGAAGCTTTTAAGTACTACGTATTAGTTAACTTTGGGGAATCTTTAGTATTTTCATCTACATTATTTGGGATACTTCTTACGATTACTAAAGTAATAAAAAATTCTCACGATGAAGATAAACATTGGAATAACTTAACTAAAGAAGAGCAGAAAGAGTTATCTACCAAATACTTCGAGAAGAAAAACAAGGGGAAATAAAATGTTTAGATGTAACACCACAGAAGAAGCAATCATAATCTTACAAGATTATCTTGACACAGCTAACAGCTACCGTAGACATACCATCAACATTAATATGGAACTGTCAGAATTAGAAGAAGATCGGTTGAGTAGTTTCACATACGAATGCTTTGGTAAGTTCTGGTCACAGTGTCAAGAGATGGAAATATTGGATGATGTTAGGGATGACGCTCGTGTTACTGTCAAGCTTAAGTTTAATGGTGAGAAGATCGACTATGAGAATGACTTTGAGTAAAGGTATGGCTTATGATCTATAGAAGAAAGTATGTAGAGCGTAGGTCTGGTTTAGAAGATGACATCGAAGCTGATCTCAAGAAGAAAAAAATAAAATATAAGTACGAACCTAAAGAAGGGAAGTTGTCATACACTGTGCCAGCTTCTGTTCACTCGTACACTCCAGACTTCTACATAACAACCAAGTCAGGTAAAGAGATCATCATTGAAGCTAAGGGTATCTGGGATAGAGAGGACAGAAAGAAACATGTTCTCATTAAACAACAGTACCCTGACCTAGATATTAGGTTCATCTTCAGCTACAGTAAAAAGAAAATAGGTAAGACAAGTAAAACAACCTACGCTGATATCTGTGAAGGTAGAGGACGAGGTCCTTTGAAAGGTTTGACTTGGCCTTACGCAACTAAAGTAATCCCCTCATCGTGGTTAAAGGAGTAGAAGAATATTATGAATAATTCCATCCATACTAGCAGTAGTTGTACTACTTATTTTTGGAAAGATCGTAAGGAGGAGAAGATAATACCTGGAGATATTGTAGTACTTAAGAGAAGACGAGATGGATATAAATACCAAGTCCGTACGATCTTCGAAGAATTTGGTGCCACTAAAGTATTACTTGATCGAATTGATATGATGGACGTGCGTTTATCTGTAGAAAAAGTAAGTGATATTTCTCTAGCACCTACTGCAAAACAAAAAGCTAGAGATAAGTTCTTACGTACAGTAGCATGCTATGGGTTAACTTATGACAGTAGTGTGAATCTATTTAGATCACTAGATGAAGATGGCTTAATCAAATATTAAACAAGCACAACAATAGGGATATATTATATATGAAATTAATATTAGTAAACGGAGCACCGGGTACGGGTAAGGATACCTTTGCCAATACTATAGAAGAGTTTAATGACATCAAGGAGAATAGGGCAACTGATCCTATCATTGATATCATTGAACTGAAAGAGCCACTGATGAATGGTGTGGCTAAGTTGTTCGGTATCTACTACAAAGATTGGTTTGAAAGATACGATAGCCCTGCCAAAGAAGTACCTTGGGATAGGCTTCACGGTATGTCTCAGAGAGAAGCTCTAATCTGGATGTCAGAAGAAGTAATGAAACCTAAGTTTGGTCCTGATGTCTTTGGCCGTATCTATGCAAGCGCACTAGATGTATATCAACATGTATCTAGTATGACAGTGATCAGCCCTGATGCTGGGTTTGTAGAGGAATTACTTCCTGCAATTGAGAAGGTAGGTCGTGAGAACGTAGTCATGATTAATACTTTCCGTAAAGGTTGTACCTTCGACAATGATTCCCGATCTCTTGTAACAGGTACTGACTTAGATGTAGTAGGTTACGACCTGATGAACAACGGTACTTTAGCAGACTTCCAAGAGAAGTCAGTAGAACTTTACACACTAATTAACAACAGCTGGTATAGGTAGTATAACAATGGAAGAACTAATCACACTAGATACATATCAAGCAGTAGCCAATTCAACAGCAGTATACGCTCATGTAGATTACCCTTTCATGGGTATTGGTGAAGAGGTTGGTGAACTACTTGGTAAGCTAGCTAAGCACAGTCGTAAGAATGACATGACTCTAAACGAAAGCCTTACAACAGAAGCTTTAGATGGTCCTCTACGAGAAGATCTACTTAAAGAGTTAGGTGATGTTCTTTGGATGTTAAGCCAATGTGCAGATGCTCTTGATACAGACTTAGATAACATTGCAAAGATCAACATGACTAAGCTAGCTGATCGACAAGAACGTGGTGTCCTTGTTGGTGAAGGTGATAACCGCTAAACTATAGACAATAAAAAAGCCCCTAGGCGACCTATCGAAATTAATCGGTAAGTTACCTAGGGGCTTTTTTTTTGTTTACTGCTTTGTGAAAATATGTATATGGGTTAGTTTAGTTTGGATAACACTGACCAGACACCAGATAGAAACTTTTGAATAACAACTTTATCAGAGTCCATAAAAACAGCTTCTGCCATAACACCAACACCGAAGACAATGATAGTCCTCAGTATCTTGTTAAGTAGATCTACCATTGCTTTATGTGCATCTGCTATAGTCTTTACTTCTGATTTGATAGAAGCTAGTTGTATTTCATGGCTAGCCAGAGACTCTCTGTGTTTCTCTAATTTAATTGCCAAGCTCTTTACCTTGTCGTCTACCACTCTAAGTTGTGGTGAACCATTATCTACTATGGTCTCGATCTTAGTTAACCGCTCACCTATTGTTGTACTAATCTCATTCTCTCCTTTAATGTTGATAGGGGAAAGCTGCTAGTTTACAAACAAATATAATGTTACGGGTAGAAAGTTAACAACTCATTTGGGTCATTGGAATGGATATTGTTCCTGACGTCAAAGTGTAACCAACTAGTACCTAACTCTACTGCTGTTATGTAAGGGAACAATTCCGACCTTTCTTTGAATATAATTTGTCTCATCTCTTCAGCGGTAATGTGATTCGATACAACATCAAATGCTCTACCGAATGTGTGCTGAGAGTAAGGGCTAAAGTATGGAGTACCTTCCGTTCTAAGGCCCCTGTACTGCGCTGTGCCTGGAGTTTTGTAGCTCCAGTTGTTCACAGTAAGGGGTACATTAACACGGTCTCTGAGAGCATCTAAGGTGATCAGGGCTCGGGGATCAAATAGAGCCCAAGCCTTGTCGCCACGATCTTCATACACTTTCTTAGATACAAGTTCTTTAATAGTAAAGTGTTTGCACTTGTAACTAATAAGTTCAGTACTACTGTCTGTCATTCTGATCTCCACCGAAACCACCACTACTTGATGATGCTGATGATCCTGAATCGTCACCTGAGTCATCCGAGTCACCTGGCCCGTTAGAATTACTCGAACTACTTGAGCTGTCCGAAGAACTATCAACACCATCCCATCCGCTGTAACCTGCATTGAAATCAAACGAACCAAGAGCTTCATCAGAAACACCGAATGACGTCCCAGTATCGGCCGAAGATCCTCCGAAATCATTGAAGTCACTAAAGTCACTAAAGTCAAACGAACCATAACCAGATGTATCAGAGTAAGCACCATAGCCAAGGACACCATCTAAAGGATCAGCGTTAGCTTTATCTGCAGCGTATTGTTTAGACACTTCATTAAGATAGTTAGCTTGAGCTAATCCTTTAGCCTGTTCTACTTCGTTCTTAGAAGCCCAAGAAGCTACAGCAGTTGGGGCAGCTGCGTAGTTCTGAGTAGCTACACCGAAGGCACCGTTTAAAACATCTTTAGCATAAGACATCCAACCAGTATCTACATCTTCAAGTGTATCTAAGTTCTCAGATAGTGTACCTAGATCTGTGGTATACTCAGCAGAGACTTCATCAATAGTATCTGCTAAGCTTTTCTGATCTGATAGAGCACCAATACCAGCACTAACAAGACCAGCAAGACCTTTAGGACTTCCTTGCAATGTTGATTTGAAATCTGCAAAAGTACTAAGACCGTCATAGGCTCTAGTGGCTGCACTAGGTGAGTCAGCTTTCCTTGTCTGAGTCACACTACCATCTTCATTTACAGTGGTCTCATAATTAGCTTCTTTATAATCAGCTAGGTTCTGAGTGTAGTCCCCAGTACCACCCAGTTGGGTGGCAGTAGGTGGAACATACTCTCCTGAGTTTTCACCAATAGTTTCAGCTTGATCTGATAATTGACTTATCATAGTATCAAGAGATGACTTATCGTAGTCAGGGAACTTCTTCTGAAACATATCATTAATGTTAAAATCCATGAGTGCATTCTGATAATCTGCTAAGATATCATCATACGTACTATTATCCCCCGTAAGGAAGTAGGTGTCCGTACCTTCTAGTTTTATTGTTGTGGCCATGTAAGGGCTCCTGTCTCAGGGTTAAGTGTTGCAGTCTTAGTAATCTCTTCCTGACTTAACGCTCTCTGTTTATTTCTATGAGATTGTACTTGACTAGCTTCTCTAAAGATAGCACGCTCTTCTTCAGTAGGCTCACCAAGTTCTTCTATTGAAGCTGGTCTTGGTGGAAGAGTTGCTTCAGTAGATCCAGCAGCTCCTGGCATAGTCGTATGTTCGTTAGGTATTGTAGGAGTAGTATCTGTTGACACTGGTTCAGGTACTCTAACATTACGTGATGGAATTATCTGGAACAAACCTTCTTCATCATGAACAGCATCAGGTCCTGTAGGTTCTTCTAAAAGACCTGCAAGGTATAAAGCAACATCACGATCTTTCTGAGACATTAAGCCTTCTTCACCTCGTTGCATCTCATGTAAGATCATTGGTCGTAATTTGTTTGTAGTACTGATAGCTCCTAGAAGAACTTTGTTACGTGCTTTCTTAGATAGTTTAAAGAATGCACCTTTTGCTGTATCTTTTAAAGCTTTAGAAACTTCCTGCATACTTTCTGCAAGATCACCGTTAAGAGTATCTTCAGCATCTTTGATTGCTTTCTGCTTAGCCGAAAACCCCCGAGCAAAGTCATCCCAATTATGTAGAGCTGTTCTAGTTTCTGCTGCTGATATTGCATCAGTCATTTTAAAAATAGTTCTTGTAGCTGTCTCTACTGCTACGAACACTTTAGATATACGTTGCTGATGTAATGCATACTGCTTAGCTACAAAACTCTCAGGAGATATACCGAACTTACCTATGAAATTACGTAGTGCGTTTATACTGTCAGAAGAGACAGGGTCCAATTTCTTTAGATCTATCTTAGTTGCAGCAGCCAGCATCTTAACAGAGTTAGCTCCATCTCTAGTAGGTCCAAGTAATAGCTCAATCTTCTCTTCGTTTAAGTTAATAAATTTATTTAGTTTATCAGAATCAATATGTTCACCTGCAGAATCTAAACTCTTCTGTCTAACTTTATTCATGAACACGTGAGACACAGCGCTAAGTACTTTGTTAAGTTCTTCTATATTTGGTGGGTAAGCTAGTGATGGGTAGTCGCTAGGGTTAGATACAGCCCCATCAACTAATCTCATTTCAGCTGTAGCACCTTTCTGCAAGTACGTAATGAACTCACGTGTCTGGCTTAAAGAAGCTCCGTATAAGAAGTTAGCAATACCATCACCATCCAGACCAGTGAATTTAGTTATGATACCTTTCTCTAAGTCAGCAGCCTCTTCTAAAGCGTTGACCTCTGCACTCTTACTTCTATGAAGCTTAACTGCCAAAGCATCGAACTCACTTACCATGTGTGGTAATAATTTCTCTGAATGTCTGTACTTCTCACGATACTGAGCGAATGTTGTATAAGGATCTAGTTTAGTATTACGAAGAAGTGTATCAACTTCAGCAAAGATATGTTGATCCAGTGCCAGTAAAACAGCTTTACCGTCAGGAGATTCATCTGCTAGTTGTATTAGTCTTTCTAATCCTTCTGTATCTTTAGGGTTCCATACCTTTCTGCCTAGATCTTCAGATGTTTTAATGAATGTTAATACTGCAGAATCTGCAACAGTCTCAGTGAAAACTCCACCAACATTAGTTGGGTCCTTACTACCTACCTTGAAGTTAGGTGCAAAAGCTTCTCTATAATAAGAGTTAGCATACTCAAGTCTCTCTGATATCTTAGGGTTATCTGACTTAATGGCAGCGTTCTGTATAGTATTGAGTATACCATTCCTTAGATCTTTAAGGGTTTTTAAGTTAGGTGATTTCTTATCCAATGCTTTTTTAGCTACACCAATTTGACTGTTGACAGATTGTAATAAATCTAGTGCTTGGACATAAGTAAGGTTCTTACTACTCCCTTCAATATCTGCTATCTCATCAGCAGTTCTATGGACTCCATTTGCATCAGGCATTAGTATACCTGCCGATGCTGCCTCTTCTCCACCTTCCTTACTTGTTTTAGCTTTAAGTATCTTCCTGAATTCGTCTTCCATCCAACCCATTACATGTGGATCTGTTAATGAAGTTTTACCACTCTTCTTATCGGCTGCTATTAGTAATGGTTTTATCAGTTTAGCAATATCATTAGACGGGATTGATAGGACTGCATCTGGGTCAACCGCATTATAGTTTACATTGACTTGTTCTGTTATAGCTAACTTAAGTGTACGTAGTTTTTCTTGAAGTTGTCTAGATGTTTGATTACCATTACTTACAGGTGAAGCTCCTTTTGCAGCTTCTGAGTGTAGTAGTGCATCATTCTTAAGCATTGTTTGGAAGTTTCTTATTTCCTTTTCTCTAGCTTTAATTACTCTTTGGATTGTTCCCATATCCTTACCCAGAGAATTGACAGGACCTGCCCCTCTTGGTCTGTTAGGGTTTGTACCTTTAGCTACAGCTATGTCTGCAAACTTATCTAGATATTGATTGAAGATAACTAAGTTTTTCTGATGCTGTTCTAATTCTTCTGCATAGAAGTTTCGACCAACAGCACGTGACATCGCTGCTGTCTTGCTATCAGGAACTGCAAGGTATATACTTGGACTAAAGTCAGGGAATTCTTTACGAACATCCATAACACCTTTAATGATGTCTTCTGCTTCAGGTCCTGCTGCCTTGATAAGTTTTAGGGTAGCTGCTGAAAACTCCCCTTCACCTGATAGTACTTTAGTCCATTCTTCTTCTGCTTGTGCCATAAGCTTGCCGTTACTAGTACTTTTAAATAGTGATTTAGCTTTTAGTAGAATCCCTAATGCAGTAGGTACGGCTGGGACTATTGTCCCTATAGCTGCTGCTGTCTTTCTTTCATCAGAAGTGGACGTTTCATCTGTCCACAGATCTGTCACTATTGTTCCGGATATAATTGCAGGTACTGCAGCCTTAGCCTCAGCTTTGTTGTACCCGTTTATGAAACTACGTATAGCTGTGGCGTCGGTATCAGCCCTAGTGGCCGTCCCTATAGTATTACCAAAACTATCTTTGATTGCACCTTCAAGTGGCTTAGTAGCATTGTCTAAAACTTTAGCAGCTTCTTTTATAAACTTACCTGATCCCAGAATCATTCCAGCAATATAGGGGATAGAGTCCCAAGCATCTTCGAGTTGTTCTAGTTCAGGTGGTTGTCCTATTGACTTATAGAAAGACTTAATAACACCTCTGACAGCCTTCACTGCTGCATCAGGGTCTCTCGGTTCTATTGTAAGTACGTCCCCATTAGCTAGTGTTATTTGTTTCTTCTCATCTTCATCAGGTAGTCCGAAAGACAAAGGCTCGTCCAAGAATAGGCTTGAGCCATATCGTAAAGCTTTTTGTGGTGCAGTTTTACGCCACTCATTTACGTTAACTACCATGTCAAACATAGCGGCAAAGCTTTCTATAGATTGCTCTACAGTCATCTTAGTCATGTGGCCTATCTTGTCATCCAATTTATAAACATTCTCCATTGTCAGTAGATCTTCATCTACTTGTTGCATGAATGCAGGTTTAGTATGTATACCTAAAGAGTTTCTACGAGTACCAATAATCTCTGGATGACTTTCACGTTTTTCTATAGTCTTTTCTAGTAGAGATCTTTTCTTAGGTTGACCTGTCTCTTCGTAGATCTCATTAGCTTCTTGCTCTTCCTGTGCAGTGGTTGATAGCTCTCCAGACTCAATTAGAGCATCTATTCTTTCTTTCTCAAGTACACTACTTTTAAGCTCTCCAGTGAATTGGTTGTAATCCATTGGACCATATTCTTTAGGAGTCTTGGCACGAGCAACACCCATTAGAGCTGTTAAGAATTTATTCTCGTTATTGGTCCTAAAAGCTTTTTGCATACTCTCAGGATACCCTGCTATAACTTCCTCAACCTCTGAAGGGTCTAGCCAAGTCTTCCCACTTAATCTGTCTGCACCTTCCTTTTGATCTTTGAAGTAAGAGTCTAGTGCATTGTCAGCATCCTCGCTAGGAAGTGATCGTGTATCTTCTACAGGATTATGTTGATCTTTAGCATTACCTATTGGGGCATCTTCTTCCCCTCGCCTAATACCTTCAACTCTCTCTAGATCTTCTACAGGACCTAGGCTAGGTCTAGTCTCTCTCTCAGCTCTACGTATATCATCTTGTAGGCTTAGGTTGTTTACCCCAGCCTGAGCTTCTTCTACTGGTGCTTCTGGAGCGGTGTTCGGTGTAGCAACCCCTGTAACAGCAGGGAGCGGCTCTGTGGCCGTCCCGTCTGATAGGGAATCACTGGTTGGAGAACTATCATCAACTGTGATATTTGTGTTCGCACCGCTTAGGTTCGTACCACGAATCTCATCTATGATGTCTAGTCCTGATTTAAATGTAGCCATATTCTATGATTCCTTAGTTTTATTTACTGACTGCCTTGACCAGTCTGTACAGCGTTATAAGAAGATTTATCTGCAACAATACTTTTCAGTGCAAAGACTTCACTCTCACCAGTTTCATTATCGATAAGAGTTCCCATAACATCTCCTGTTTCTGGGTCTATGCGTAGATCTCGTACTATATCTTTCATCACTGGATCTCTTGCAACAAATTCAGTAGATACATCTAGCAATGCTTGCCTAGAAACAGTATCATCTATATCATATTTACTTGCACCTGCAAGGATTAACTTATTAATATTCCCTTTTCTTCCGTACATGGCGATAGATCTAATCGCATCTAGTCCAGCTTTAGCAGATGCATAACCACCTTTACCACTTGTTAGTTCACCTACTAGTTTTATGATTTGGTTAGATCCTGTTTTATTTACACCTATATTACTGTTAAGTACAGAGGATGCAAAGAAAGTTAAAGCAATGGAATCATATTTAGCAGACTGTAGCATCCCGTCCCAAGTCTTCTGCCCAACACTGCTGATGATATCATTCTCATGGATACCATATTGGTCGGCCAAGTTTCTTGTAATCTCTTGGTGAGTTAGGGACTTAGTCTTAAGTCCAGTAACTTCTGCCAAACTTTTAAGATGGTTAGATATATTTGCAACAACAGATGCAGCACTTGCACCAACACCAACTGAGGTAGGTGTCAATACTTCAGCTATCTGATCAAGAGACTTAAGTAAATCAGTACCTCTATTAATCTCAGCGTACATCTTCTTAAATTCTTTCTTCTCTGCTAGACTATGAGTAACCAGAGCCTCACTCTTAGGTACTAATGTATTATCTATATCTTTCTGTTGTTGTGCTATCTGTCTCTCGGTTCTAGCTATCAACTCATCTTTGTTACCTAAAGAACTTGCCTGATAAGTATCTAAGTCATCTGCTAGTTTTGTCAAAGCGGCTTGAGCTTTAGCAAGAGGGGTGTCTGCAACTGCAAGAGCTACAGCGGCATTAGCTCCGTTTAAAGCTAATTGTGCGGCAGTTACATCAGCCGGACTACCATTACCGAAAGTCTCTCTTAGTGTCTCGATAGCTATTTGTTGATCAGCTACAGCTTTAGCATGAGGTGTTCCAGGAACTGGCTTCTTAACTCCTGTATTAATAGTGTTAATAACTTTTCCTGAATATTCATTAACAAGATGAGTTTTACCATCATTACCTGTAACAGCCATGACTTTTATTTTCTCCTGTCCAGGAGGGGTGTAGATATATTGTTTATCAGAACTAGGGTCAAAGTAACTAATAGATCCATTCTCAAGCTTATGCTCAATAAACTTCTTATCTACTTTCCCTAAAGACCCATACATATCTGAACCTTTACTAATACTATCACCTAGTCCTGGTATATCTGCTAGAGATGTTACATTGATAGTACCACTATTATTAGCTACTAAAACCTTACCTGAGTTTGTTACAACTTGGTTAGCTGTCTCTTTCTCAGGTTGACCATTAGCATCTAAAGTGATTAATGATTTCTGGATATCAGGTCTCTCAACAGAACTAGATATAGTTGGAACTGTAGACACTGTTGCTGTAGGAATAGGTGTATTAGTTGTTGTGGTAGTACTGGCTGTAGTGGTAGGTGCTTCTTGTGCAGTTTTAGTACCTGCTTCCTTTTCGAATATGGCACGAGTCTCAGGTCTTATTGCTGGTCTAGATGTTTTAGCTTCATCCAGTTCTGCTGTTTTTCTAGTAGTAAAGTTTCTAAGTTTCTTCTCTGTAGCAGGTAAGGCTGTTGCCATAGCTCCTGAATTGAAAGCTTGTACCGTATCCAATTTACCAGGTTTAGAGTTCTTTACTACACCTTTTTCAGGAGCTTCACCACTACTATCTAGTACAGAAGTTCCTTCCCAAGCTTTATAGTTTACACCATCCTTATTCCACAGGTGTTCAAATTTATGCAAACCTTGTCTGTTATCTTCCACTAAGCCGTGTTGCACTGCTGCAATAAACTGGCCCATCTTAGATCCATAACCACCGCCCGCTGCTACTTGCTCATCTATCTCTTTATGTTTAGTTTCTTTATTGAAATTGTATTTAAAGTCTGCAGTAAATTTAGCCAAATCTTTCTGATCTTTAAGTACTTGTGCTTGTCTCTTAGCTTCTTCTTCAGCATCTCTACGAGCTTTGAAGTCTTCATTGTATGCATCTGCAGCGCCACCTAACATATGTAAGGCAGCATCTCCTAAACTAAATCCCATTTAAACTTACCTCTTCTTCTGTAGTATTATTACTATTATCTTCTATAATATCTACATCATTCATATTAATTACTGCTTGTTGTAAATCAATTTGGACATCAGATTCTGTAAGAAGTTCCCCATCTTCTGGAGTTAATGCTTTCATCATGTCAGCAATACCCTGCTCTAGGTCTTCTTCTACTTCTTCCTCAATCTTCTTAGCAACAACTGCTTCAAGATCTAAGTACTCAGCTAAGAATAATAACAATAGAATTGTTGGTTCTGTAAGCAGTAACATCATGTCTGGATTAACTAGACCAGTTCTAAATAGTTCAAAGACAATAACACCTGCAATATCCTCTAGTGGTAAACTAGATGCCAGAAGCTCTGTAATGCTCTCTAAGCCATTTTCAGATGTAAGTCCTCTAAACAGTGCGTACTTAGCTTCTTCCACTGAGGTGTACTTAGGTGGACGCTCAAATGGGTAAGGGCTATTTGGATCATTCGTAAGAGATTGACCTGGTATAGGTGCATCTAATGCAATACGACCTGAAGCATCTACTTCCACTGGAGGTCTAGTAGGACCTACCTCTCCTTCAGGGGCTTGTGCTTGGTTGCCTGGTAAAGCCTCTAGGCCTTGCTTCTCATCTTGTAAACCTAATTCCTGTAAAGGTGCAATAGGTTTACCTAAGTCTGGTGCTGAATCAATAGCCATCTTATTCTTCTCCCTTCTCTGGTTTGTTCTTAGTCTTTGCAAAATCTTCTAGAGAGTTCATTCCAAAGTTATCTAATGTGTTTTTAATAGCAGCTGTGTCATCGTTAGTTGGACTTGATCCAATCTTATCAGCAATCTCTTTGTTCTCACGAGGTGCTCTCTCTTCTTCGTCAGCTTTTTTAATCTTACTCTTAAGCAACTTTGTGTCTTGAGCAATGTCTAAAATCTTTTCTACTGTTTTCTTATTACCCTTTACATCTTCATAAGCATTGGCAAACTTCTCAAAAGTCTCTGCACAATTCTTAGCTCCGATATATCTATCTAAGCTATCCATCTTAGAAGTAGCTAGCATATCAGCACCTTGCTTACTTAATGTGAATCGATAGACTTCACGTAGTTTCATTACCTTTTCATCTGAGCTTAGTAAGTCTTCAAAGACTTCACTACTCATATTAGGAAAAACTAAATCAATTGCAAGTTCTCCCATAGGTCCATTAGGACCATACTTATCTTCCATACCAGCTTTCTTAGAAGCTTTCTTAAGAGCTAAAATTACTTTCTTAACTTTGACAGCTGACTTTTCCAAAGACTTCTTTAATTCTAAATTTGCCATAATATATTATTTACCTTTTAATTGTTAGCCGAATATTGCGCTCTTAGCTGATTCAAATACACCGAGCTCTTTAGCTATACCGAAAGCAGCTGAACCGATAGCTCCATAGGCAGTAGCATCAGCTTTAGTAGAGGCGGCAGATTGTGCTGCTTCTGCACTAATAGTAGATTGTAGTAAAGCTACTTGACCTTGTTTATCTGTCTCTGAAGATTGGAATACCCAACTAGCAGCATCTCTAGCTTCTTGCCATAAGTTCTGAATAGATTGTGCTTGGAGTCCATAAGCGTTCTGTACGTTCTGAGCGTTGACAGCATTAATAGCCGCAGTGCTTTCTGTATTAGCTTGACGTTGCCATTGTAGATTACTCTGCTCAATGAGTGTTGCGTTCTCTGCATTAAACTTCTGAGCGTTGTACTCCATAGTGGCATTAAACTGAGCAGCACCATCTTCACGAGCAGCATTGTTCAAATCTATATTAGCTTCAAGTGTTGCCATGAACTGGTTAGTTTGGTTCTGGCTGGTAGCATTAAACTGTGCAGCAGCGTTGAGTGCTGCTTGGTTTGCAAGAAGAGCCTGTTGTCTGTTAGCTAAGTTAGCTAGTAACATTTGGTTCTCAGCATCAGCATTAGCTAGGTTAGCTTGCTGTTCATTACTCAAGTTCTGTGCAAAGTTCTCTTGTAATGCAGCAGCGTTACCCTGAGCTAATGGGAGGGCCGCTGAGATGATTGCATTGGTTAGGGCAGCCTGACCTATAGACGATCTTGTTAAGCCTCTAGCAGCTAGCTGAGCCTCTACAGCATCAGCTGCTGGCTTAGCCCATACTGGGATCTCGTCATTCTCTATACCTGCTGTCAGTTCTTCCATTTGAGAACTTACTAGCATCTCTGGTGGTAGGTCTGCAATAGCAGCTTCAGCATAAGCTTCTGGAGTTAACTCCCCTTGAGCAGCTGATATCTGTGCAGCATTATAAGTAACTGTACCAATATCATCTGGCGCACTTACTTGTGTTGATGTTACTGATCCTGTCGTATTAGGTATTTGGAAATCTGGGTTAGTGTAATCACTAAGCTCATTAGCATTTACTGTAGTGATAGCTGCAGTATTAGTAGCTTGATGGTTAAGCGCTTGATTGCCTGATAACTCTTGTCTACTAATAGCTTCTGGAGAAGTTGCAATAGCTTCACGTATCTGATCTAGTGTCATAGCTCCAGTAGCTACTTGATCTGCATAATATGTCAGAGCTCCATCGTCAATCTCTCTACCTAATTGATTAATGAAGATAGTGTTAAGACTTTGTGCATGATGTTCTGAACTATCAAAAGTACCAGCTGCTGTTGTGGCTGCTGTAGTTGGGTTAGCTGAAGGTGTGTGGTGTATTGAGTAGTTAACACCTTCATCTGATCCAGCTATCTTAGATGTTACCTCTGCCAGGGAATCACCTGACAATAGCTTATTACCATAATAGTTTATAGCTTCTTCATCAGCCTCTCTACCTAGATAGTTAATAAAAATATCATTGACTGAATAAGCTAAAGTACCTGGAGTAGATGGGTTAGTTATTCCAGTTGTTTCAGTGGTAGCAGTAGTTGTGGGTGTTGTTGTGGTAGCGGTAGAGGGTGTAGTAGTTGTGTTGGGATTAGTTACTTCGGTATTGCTTGTTGTAGGAGTAGCTGCTGTAGGAGCTGCCCCTGCCACCGTAGCTGAAGTAGTTGCGTTCTCTGCTGTTGTAGCCATTCTATACAGTCTCCTCTACAAACTCTGGCCATTCAAGGACAGGTAACAGGTGTTCAATATCTTCAAAACTATTAGGCACTGCAATGACACCATTGTGAACATCCTCCAGTGTTTGTCTTAATGCTTCCCAAGTAAGGCTACGTACAGACAGACAATAGTCAGCTTCGTCTTTCATATAACCAACTGGGCTTGTAGTATAAGTACATGCAGATAAGATATCATCATACATTTTAGTCTGTGCGAAAGTATCTAAACGTTCTTTAACTTGTTGTGTAAGCTCTTGTTGAATATTCTCCATGAAGTGTGCAATACGTTCAGCTTCTGCTTCT